GATTTTGCGAGCAATACAGAGAGTGGAGAGATGAACTCGAATACAAAAAGGACATATTGAAGAGTAAGAACATAACCGATATGCCAATGGCTCCAAATAGAACAGGGAACCCACAAGAAGACCTAGCAATTAGGAGGGTTGAGCTACAGAAGAAATGCGAAATGATAGAGCAGACAGCAATACAAGCCGATGCGGAATTATACCAGTACATAATAAAGTCAGTGACAGAAGATGTTCCTCTCTGGTATTTAAGAGATATAATGGGAATGCCAAGGTGCAGAGATGACTTTTATGCAGCTAGAAGATACTTCTTCTTTCTTCTTAGTAGAAATAAAAGTTGAGTACCACGAGGACATGCTTTTAGTTTATTATATAAGTATCGAAGTATACGCAAGCATCATTCATTAGAGATGCAACCTCCTAAAATACGGTACCGGAACGAAAAGAACCGGTATCGATTAAATGTAGCAAATAATATCAATGCAAGGCAGAGGATAATATAGAGATAGGCTGAGTAAACAGATCAATTCTTATCTGAGCATTATAAAATCCGTCAATAACAGAACGGTAGTTGATATTATGGTGGGAAAGACCAGCTACATTAAATATACGGCTACTATTCGTCAAAGGATGGTAGCTGATTATCCGCCGAAATAAAACCTATTTTACCCGGTGGGAAGTGAAACCTATACGAAAAGGCATTTATTGATATGGATTATTCACAGTAATCTCCGCAAGAGTGCCTTTTTAAGAAAGTAATGGCAGTTAGCCAATAATACTATATAAAGACCTCCAAGAGCGGAGGCAAGGCAAAGGCATCGGAGGCTTGATCTCGTAACGGTGCCTTTTATTACGTGCGACGTACAAATTATATACATGGTGTGGCGAAAGCCGGGAAAAGTATCATCCATAAAAGAAGGTTGGCGGGAACCGGGATGATTAATATAAACGATTGAGAGGTGGTGATATGGGTAGAGTCCGAGATCCTAATAGGGAGCAAGCATTCCTGATATACAAACAGAACAATGGGTTTATAGATTTGGTTGAGATTGCAAGTCAACTAAATTTGTCAGCCGGTACTATCCGAGGATGGAAGTCAAAGGATGGTTGGGATGCTAAAATAAACGGAACGTTCCAAAAGAATACGGAACGCTTCAAAAAGAAAGAGAACGATACAAAGCAGATAGCCGATGAAGTCAAACAGGTGATGGATAATCCAGAGTTGAATGATAAGCAAAGGCTTTTTTGTTTGTATTTCAGCAGATCGTTCAATGCAACAAGAAGCTATCAAAAAGCTTATGATTGCGATTATCTCACGGCATGTGCAAGCGGCCCAAGACTGTTAGATAATGTTAGAGTGAAAGAACAGGTAATGAGGCTTAAGGAAGAAAGGTATACAAAGGCATTGTTAAAGCCAGAGGACATCTTTCAGAAGTACATGGACATAGCATTCACCGATATCACAGATTATGTGACATTCGGAGTAAGAGCGGTGACATTCTCAGATGATGAAGGGCGAGAGGCTACGGTTGATATGAGCTATGTTGATGTCAATGAGAGTTGGATGGTTGACGGGTCTCTTATCACCGAGATATCAAAGGGTAAAGACGGCATCAAGTTAAAATTGGCGGATAAAATAAAGGCCCTGGAGTGGCTAACAGAACACATGAACATGTCAACAAAAGAGCAAAAAGCCAAGGTGAATTTGATAAAGGCTCAGACGGACAAGCTAACAGGCAACAACCAAGAAATAGAAGATACTTCCGATGTGGACGGTGATATTTATGGTGACTAAAAAGAAAACCATTCCGTTCCAATTCGGTGATAAGCATAAACTGTATATTCGTCGCTGTGCTGACAATGTATACAACGTCGCAGAAGGCGCAGTAAGAGCCGGGAAGACAGTAGATCATATTTATGCCTTTGCGCACGAGTTGAAGACTTGTAAGGATAAAATACACCTTGCGTCAGGGTCAACGGTGGCGAATGCAAAGCTTAATATTGGAGATGCTAACGGCTTTGGACTAGAGTACATATTTCGTGGACAAGGACACTGGGGAAAATACAAGGACAATGATTGCCTATACATCAAGGGTCCCGATACCGGAGGCAAGCAAAAGATAGTCATATTCGCAGGAGGATCTAAGGCTAACAGTTTTCAGAAAATTCGAGGCAACTCTTACGGAATGTGGATAGCAACAGAGATCAACCAGCACCACGACACATTCATTAAAGAGGCTTTTAACAGACAGCTAGCAGCCGATAAGCGTAAGATATTTTGGGATCTCAACCCGGATAACCCAAACGCTCCAATATACACAGAATATATTGACAAATACGCGGAACTAAACGAACAGGGGGTGTTGCTTGGCGGCTATAATTACGAACACTTTACTATTGATGATAATGTTAATATTCCTCAGCAGCGTATTGACGAGATTAAAAGCCAGTATGATCCAAACAGCATTTGGTACCTAAGAGACATAAAGGGGCTTAGATGCGTAGCTGAAGGACTTATATATAGACAATTTGCAGACCAAACAGAAAGCTTTCTAATAGATACAGCCCCGGATATTATACATGCTGTAATTGGCGTAGACTTCGGTGGTAATAAATCGGCTCATTCATTCAAGCTTACTGGATTCACCAAAGGATACAGAGAAGTAATTACATTGGATGAATACTACCTTAAGAAACGGATAACCCCGGCTCAATTAGAGAACGATTTTATTGACTTTGTAAAGAGATCACAGCAGAAATACAGAGTATATGAGGCATATTGTGACAGCGCCGAGCAGGTTCTTATATCTGGTTTGGAGTCAGCAGTAATAAAAGCAAGGATCCCAATCGACATAAAGAACGCAATAAAAGGGCCCGTAAATGACCGTATAGCATTTTATAATTCGCTGATGGCACGGGGAAGATATAAAGTAATGAGGCATTGTAAGCATCTTATCAGCGCATTCCAATCAGCGGTATACGATGAAAAAGCAAAGGATAAAGACGTAAGGCTTGACAACGGGATAATGGACATAGATAGCTTGGATAGTCAGGAATACACAACCGAATACATCCAAGATGATATTTTATACCTATAAGCGAGGTGAGAACAGTGAAGACAATTAAAGATTATCTTAGCGGTAAAGACTACAATGTAGCAGCTGATGAAACAACAGACCATATTGATGAATGGATGGAATGGTATGAGGGGTATGTAAAAGACTTTCATCACTACACTGTATATAACGGCATTGAGTCGGTAGGTAAAGACAGATACATGCTTGGAATGGCTAAGACTATTTCCGAGGACTGGGCGAACCTTCTACTCAATGAAAAGGTTAAAATATACACCGGGAAAGACTTTGATAAGCAACTGCAGGAAGTATTTGAATATAACAATTTCAGAGTGAAAGGCAATCAATTGATTGAATTAGCCTTTGCTCTTGGTACAGGTGCATTTGTCGAGTATTTAGATGCCGAGAGCAATGTTGTTATAGACTTCATCCGTGCCGGCATGATTTATCCTCTCTCATGGGATAATGGTTATGTTAATGAGTGCGCGTTCGGCAGTGTCCGAGAAAGAGACGGAAAGAAGCAATATTATATTCAAATTCATAAGGTGGGCGAAGACAAAAACTATATCATCGAAAATCATATAGTAGATGCTGACTCTGGGAGCGATTTGGAGTTAGACGAAGGAATGCTAGATGAAGTTGTCACAGATATTCCGATTCCTTTGTTCCAAATTGTCACGCCAAACATAGTTAATAATATTGATTTAGACAGCCCTTATGGAATTTCAGTATATGCTAATGCTATATCTCAGTTAAAGGGATGCGATCTGGTATTTGATAGCTATATGAATGAATTTGAACTTGGAAAGCGCAAGATTATGGTTCCCATATCCATGGCTAAAATACAGATGGGTGAGACCGGAGTAACCAAGCCAGTATTTGATAAAAACGACAGTACATTCTATGCGATACCTGGAGACAGAGACAATAATCTTAAGATTGATACATACGATCCGCAAATTAGAGCAGATGACCACGACAAGGGTATCAATAAGACTCTGGATCTTCTTAGCTTTAAGTGTGGTATGGGTACCGGACGGTACAAGTTCGAGAACGGCAATGTCAAGACGGCTACAGAGGTTATATCTGACAAGTCAGAGTTATATCAATCACTTAAAAAGCATGAGATAGTTCTTGAAAGTTCAATTAATGGAATGGTTAAAGCGATAGGATGGTTGCTCGGAAGTGATGTCAAAGAGGTTAATATCGACTTTGATGATAGTATTATACAGGATAAAGAATCAGAGAGAAATACCGATAAGGGTGATATTGCGATCGGTGCAATGACACTCCTCGAATATCGGATGAAATGGTACGGAGAGACAGAGGAAGAGGCAGCAACCAAAATTAATGAACCAGCCGAGATTATTCCGTAGGAGGTGATTAGCAATGTTCACTCCTTCACAACTCGAAGAGATGCCAATTGAATTGGAACGCAGAATGTTGGAACTCCAACAGAGAGTCATGGAAGATATTGTGCGCAGGATAAAAATCAACGATGAAATCACCAGGTCAGCAGATTGGCAAATATACAGAATAGTGCAGATGGGCCAGAGTACGGATTGCATACAGAAGCAAATTAAGCAAACATTGAAATTGTCCGATGCTGAAATTGATTATTTATACGATGGTGCTATTGTATCAGGCTACACGAGAGACAAGGAGATATATGAAAGGGTAGGAGCTGAATTCGTACCCTTTAAAGAAAATAATGAACTCCAGCAACTTATCCAAGCAACTATAACGCAGACCAAGAGCCAAATGGTTAATATCACGCAGACATTGGGGTTTACAATCGAGATGAAAGGCAAGCTAGTATTCACGCCTCTATCAGAATATCTCCAAAAAACACTCGATACCGCTGCTTTAGAAGTAACAACCGGTACATTTGATTACAATACTACCCTAAAGAAAATAGTGTCCGAAATGACCAAGAGCGGGCTCAGAACAGTGAATTATTCTAATGGTTGGAGTAATCGGATTGAAGTAGCTGTTCGAAGAGCATTAATGACCGGAGTTACTCAGGTAACCGAACATATTAACGAACGCAATGCTTCCGAGCTTGGCACTGATAAATTCGAGGTATCTTATCATTCTGGTGCAAGACCTTCCCATGCTGAATGGCAAGGCAGAGTATACACCAAAAAGCAGTTACTTGATATCTGTGGGTTAGGTACTGGTGATGGCTTGATGGGATGGAATTGCTATCATTCATATTATCCTTTTATTGAGGGCATTTCTGAACGCCAATACACCGATGAACAACTCAAAGAGATGAATGATAAAGAGAATACGCCAAGAGAGTTCAATGGTAAGGAATACAACGCCTACGAGGCCACACAGAGGCAGAGACAACTTGAAAGTCTCATGAGGGTGCAAAGGCAAAAGATCAAACTGCTGGATAAAGGCAGTGCGGAACCTGATGCTTTGCAGACCGCGCGCATAAAGTATCAGTCAACCATGAGGCAGTACAAGATATTCTCTAACGAAATGAAATTGCCACAACAGAAAGAGCGCATCTATTTGGATGGGTTAGGGAAAGTGGCGTAGAAAGGGGTGAGCCTAACTTGAAACCGTTGACAAGTTGAAAGGATGGTGATCCGAAATATATCTCCCTGCAAGACGTTGGGTTAAACGTCTTATTTTTATGTCTATAAACGTGCTGCATGACGCTATAAACTGCACGGATAACAACGCCGACAGGCTTAAAACGGAGGGTAATTATGATTAAAGCAGATTTTATGGAAGAAGAGAAAAAGCCTTTATTGAGATACAACATGCAATTCTTTGCTGATAAGGGTGACGGTGACGGTGCCGACAATACCGGTGATGGTGGTGACGACAACCAAGACGATGATGGCGACGATAAAGCCGCTGGCAACAAGTCGAAAAAGTCGGACAAAACCTTCACTCAGGCTGAGCTTGACGAAGCTATTAAGCTGAGACTTAAAAGAGAGAGGGAAAAAGCAAAGAAAGCGGAGCAGACGGAAAAGGATAAGCAGGACAATAAAAGTTCTGATGATAAATCCAAGGACGAAAGCGACAAGAAACTTTCTGCTCTCGAAGAAAAAGTACTTTGCTACGATCATGATATTGCCAAGGAATATGTGAAAGAAGCAATTGCTCTGGCCAAAGCTTATGTCGATGAAGACACAGACATGGACGAGGCATTGGAAAAGGTAACAAAGAAATTTCCTCAATTTGTTAAGGGAGCAGGGAAGAAAAAGGATTCCGATGGTTCCGAAGAAGATGAGAGTGACGAGGATGAAACTGATAACAAAAAGTCATGGGGACAAAGACAGAAAGGTCAGTCAAAAAAGACCGATGCTGTAGAGGCAGCTTTTCTTAAGAGAAACCCTGGGCTAAAACTTGATTAAAGAAAGGTAAAAGGTGAATTAAATGGCTCATACATTACAGGAGAGATACTCCAAATTAGTAAAGGCTAAGATCAGAAAAGAACTGAAACTTAAGGACGGTGTTGTATTCAACAACGACTATGAAGGAAGCCCCACGGCTGGTGCTGTTAAAATCCCGGTAAGAGATACCGAAGTTGCCGTGTCCGATTACGACAAGGCTAATGGCATTACCGCAGGTACTGGTAGCACTACCTACGAGACAATGACCATTGATAAGGACAAAGCCGTAAATGAGATTATCGACGGTTACGATGCTGCAGCTGTACCGGATAATCTGGTTGCTGACAGACTTGACTCCGCTGGATACGCTCTAGCTGCTCAAATGGATACCGATGGCGGTACGATATTGGTCGCAGGAGCAACCGCTACCAATGTAGAACTTCTCACAAAGGATAATATCTACAGCGCAATAGTAGATATTCGTACCGCAATGAGTAAAGCTAACATTCCAGACGACGGAAAGAGATATTTGCTTGTTGTCCCGGATGCAATGGCACTTGTACTTAAGGCGCCCGAGTTTATCAAGGCTTCGGATCTTGGCGACGCAGTTGTACAGACCGGTGCAATTGGTAAGATTGCCGGATTCCTTGTTATTGAATGGAATGACAGCACTGCCAATCTCGCTATGGTTGCTGGTCATCCTCGTTTTGCTACAAGGGCAGAGGAGTTTTCCGTACCGATTCACATCCAAGATATCAACGGATCAGGCAAATACATCGGTGCATCCGCAGTGCAGGGTCGTGATGTATACGCTCACAAGGTACTCAGGAGTTTAGCAATCAGATCAGTATATACCCCGGGAACCCTCGCAATTGCATTGGCTCAGGGTGCTACCGCTGGAACAACTATCGCCACGGTGACAGGAAACACAGGTACTTTGAAATATAAAGTCAACCCTGCATCTAGAGCAACATACGATCTTGCGACAGCTACATACGGCGGTACATCATTAACATCTGGCACCACCGAAATCACGGTAGCTGCAGGGGATGTAATTGAAATCGTTGATATCGTATCCACTAAGGTTGCAAAGGTTGGATATGTTACCGTTT